ATCTTTGGTGGAAACTAAAGAATTGTTGGCAGCTAACGTGTTGAACACCGCCTTCAATAACACCTACGCCGGTGGCGATGGCGTGTCTTTGATTAACACTGCTCACCCAATCGTGAACGGCTCCTTCAGCAACCAACTTGGTACTGCTGCTGTGTTGTCGCAAACTTCTTTGGAACAGATGTTGATCCAGATCCGTCAAGCTGTTGACAACAACGGTAAGAAGATTCGTTTGGTTCCACGTCAATTGATCGTGGCCCCAGGCAACATCTTCCAAGCCGAAGTGTTGTTGAAGTCTGTGCTCCGCACTGGCAACGCTAACAACGACATCAACCCGATCAAAGCGATTGGCTTGCTGGACGAAGGCGCTGCTGTGTTGTCACGTTTGACTTCTTCTACAGCATGGTGGGTTCAGACCGATGCACCAGAGGGCTTCAAGCTCTTGATGCGCCGTCGTTTGGAGAAGACCATGGAAGGTGACTTCGAGACTGACTCTATGCGCTACAAAGCGACAGAGCGTTACGACCTCGGTTTCACCGACCCACGTTGCGCTTACGGTACACCTGGCGTCTAAATCTAAGTGGGGGCTTCGGCCCCTGCTTTTTAAAAGGAGAAAGACATGGGAAACCAAGTAACGAATATTGGCGGCGTACTTTCAGCCGTCACCAACACTATTGCTTATACCGATAGCACTGCGGTGACAATTGGAACTATTCCAGCCAACGCTCAAATCATCAACGTAAACATTGATGTGACCACGGCCTTCAACGCCGCCAGCACAAACACTCTCACTGTGGGCAAATCTGGCTCCGCTGCCGCTTTCGTGACAGCTACCAGCGTTGGCTCTGCGGGTCGCGCAAGCGTGGCCACAACAGGCGTCTACAGCGCGTGGGCGGATGTGGGCAGCTCTGAAGTTCCAGTAACTGCGACTTATGCTCAAACAGGCACAGCCGCTTCTGCTGGTGTTGCTCGTGTGACCATCGTGTATCGCTCACCTGCACCGTAAGGAGGCGCAATCATGGGTCAATTTAAGCCAATGGTCAAAATGATGACCACTGAGCCTTCAGTTATTCTGAAGCTCAAAAAAGGCGGCAAAGTTGAGAAAAAAGCTGACGGTGGCTTCATGCCTATGCAGTCAACTATGCCAGCTCAAATGCCTGCTGGTATGCCAGCACGTGGCGGTTCGCCACTAGCTGCTTCTCCAATGCGTCCTTCAATGGCCGCACGTCGTCGCGCAATGAACCCTGCCCTCATGAAAAAGGGTGGAGCTACTTGCGAGAAGGTCGAAGAAGAGTTGGAAGAGCACAAAGAGAAGTCTGCTAGTAAAGCCCACAAAGGCTTGAAAGAAGGCGGCTTGGCTAAGTCTGGCATCATCAAATCTACAGTGGGTAAAACCAAAGTGGTTGACGGTGATAAGCACGACTCGGCTAAAGGCACTACTGGCGTTAAAGAAGGCAAACCAGGCGGCTATGCCACTGGTGGCGTGATTAACGGCAAGCCTGCTGGCTACAAAAAAGGCGGCACGGCTGGTGTTGGTAAAGCTATCGAAGGTAACGAAGGCAAGTTCACAAATAATAATGTGAATGATGGCGATAAATTTGACTCGGCTTCTGGTACTACTGGCGTGCGTAATGGCAATGCTGGTGGCTACAAAAAAGGCGGTTCGTCAAAAAAAGCCTTTGCCGCGGGGGGTAAAGTCGACAGTGGTAAGGCAGTAAAAATGCCGAAGCACTTCGTCAGTCAACCCGTGGCAAACAGCCTGCAATCTGGCACCTTTAAAAAGGGTGGCAATGTTGCTAAGTTTGCCGAAGGTGATGTGGTCGATGCGAAAGCGATTTCTGACAAAGCCAGCCGTGAGCTGGAAGATGCCATGAATCCATTGAGCATGATTAAGGAAGGGGCTGGCAAGGTACGGGATTATTTCCGTAGCAAGATGGCTCCATCCGGAAGCATCACGAAAACTGAGAAATCAGTAACTGTTGCTCCTAAAAAGAGCGGCGGTAGAGCGTAAACTGAGCGGGGGCTACGGCCCCTGCTTTTAATTGGAGATTTTCATGGGTACTTACTCTTCCGTATCGCGTCAAGGCGCGTATGAGCCTTTTGAACTGCAGGTTGCCCGTGGACAGATCCAAGGGCATGAAGTAGTCAATGTATTTGGTTATGCCAGTGCAGTAAGCACCAGTTTTGTATCTGTTTGGGAAAACAACGCTGCGTATGTGTTTCCTACTGTTGCATCGACTATGGTTGTGTCTAGTAGCTCCGCTTCCGACACGGCAGTCAGCGTTCAAATTGACGGCTTAGATGCAGGCTACAACCGCATTACGGAAGTAGTTGCGTTGAATGGCACAAGCAATGTGACGACAACAAACGTGTATTGGCGCATCAACAACGTGATAACCACTGTTGGATCCGCTGTTGGAACCGTGTACGTTAAGAACGCAGGTGGCACGACCTATGCGCAAATTGCTATCGGCAACGGTAAAACTAACATGTCTGTTTACACTGTTCCTGCAGGCTACACAGCGTACATAACTCAGGCTGATGCGTTCTCGTCTACCTCTGTAACTTCTGGCGTATTTGCGACCTTTAGAGTGCTTATTACAAGCTCTACAGGCATCAGTAATGTCGCGATTGCCGCGCCGTTTTTAAACACTTTTGCTGTCACACGACCATACCCATATGCAATTGTTGAAAAGTCTGACTTGCAATTGCAATGTAAATCTAGTGGCGCAGGCTTAGGCATCGGCGTTTTGGGAATTGGTGTTTTGATTAAGAATTCTGACTAAGGACACATCATGGCTACCAAAATGAAAAAAGCCATGGGAGGCTCGACCAACCCCATGGACTACGACAGCGACGTGGACTACTACGAAGCGCGTGACAAGAGCATGATGGGCGTGCCTAGTGGCATGAAGACCGCCTTGAAGGGTATCAAGAAAGATATTCGTGGCCAACAAGACGCATACGCTGCAAAACAACGTGATTGGTTTTCCAAGAGCGTGGCTGAAGCAAAAGCCAAAAAGTCCATGCCTCAAAAGGCTTCTGGCGGCAAAGTTAAATCTTGCTGGTAAATCATGGCAAAAAATCCATCTTTGGCAGTTGGCCGTGGTGAAAAACTTTCGACAAAGAAAGGCGCTGGTCTTACTGAAAAGGGTCGCGCCAAGTACAATCGAGAGACAGGTTCGCACCTAAAAGCGCCACAACCACAGGGCGGAGCAAGAAAAGATTCTTTTTGTGCTCGTATGTCTGGGGTTGTTGAACATGCTAAGGGTGACGCGCCACGCGCCAAAGCCTCATTGAAGCGTTGGTCATGTCCGAGTTGGTAAAGGAAAATCATGGCATACAGCGGCACGGTAGGACAGACTGTTGTAACCGTACAACAATTCATTGATCAAGGCGCTCGTCACTCGGGAAAGCTGGCTGAAGAGTTGACAGTGGAACAGGTGCAGGCTTCTAAGCAGGCGCTGTATTTCATCATGACCAACTTGATCAACCAAGGTATCAACTATTGGGCGATTGAGAAGAAGGTCTACGGCCTTCAGCCGGATCAATTTGAATACTTGCTACCTGTGGGTGGGAATGACATTTTGAACGCCTTGTACCGCCGTTTAGACCGTCCTACGCCCAATGCTGGTGGCGCATACTTCTCGACATCTGGCGTGACTGGCTTGGCATTCGACAGCAATGTTCTGACATCTGATGCGCAGACAGCACCAAATGGAGAAATCGGCATCAACTACGGCATGAACAACGCTGTGTATGCTGGATCTATTGGTATTTTGCCGGCAAAGTCGGGTAGCTTTCACATCTTGCTGGAAACATCAAGCGACGGCATCACTTGGAATTTATTGCAAGACACTGGAGTTACTACATGGGCAAATGGCCAGTGGCTGTGGTACGACATTGACCCTGGCGTCACCGCGCAGTATTACCGCATGCGTGAGACTGGCGGCAACACCTTGGACGTCGCCGAGTTCTATGTTGGCAACAACTCTACTGAAGTGACCATGGCTCGTTTGAACCGTGATGACTACACCAACCTGCCGAACAAAAACTTTACTGCGAACCAACCGTTCCAGTATTGGTTCAACCGCACGTTGCCACAGTCAAAGATGACTTTGTGGCCAACCCCATCAGATCCGTTTTATCAAATGGTTG